CACTGAACTAATTCCGCGAGTGGGTATGGATAGGATTTGAACCTACGATGCCTGAGGCGACTGCTGTACATACAGTCCATCTTGCCAACGATGAGACATACCCATAAGTTTCCCCGAAGGGGATGGAATCTAGGGGAATCGAACCCCTAACCTCTTGCTTGCAAAGCAAATGCTCTACCAATTGAGCTAAGACCCCTTGGCGGCCATTTTGTTAAAGCGGTGTAGCCTAACCGCATCAATGAAGAATGTTTGGACCATTCTTCAAATATTTGGAGAATGGCCATTCTCCAAATCGGATATGCTGGACTCGAACCAGCAGCCTCCTGTTCCCAAAACAGGCGCTCTACCATTAGGAGCTAATATCCGTGGTATCACGTCGTAGATTTTCACTACGTTTTCCCGGTGCATGTCCCCGGTCGAGTTAACTCACACAATGTCGGTGAGCATTGATACTCCAATCGTGAAGTGGGAGAGGAGGGAATTGAACCCCCGATGGTTCCTATGTGACGGTTTTACAGACCGCTCCTACACGTATTGCCGACAGTAGGCACTCTCCCAAATAGGTTCAATTGAGTTACGGCACTGAGGAGCATTAAATCTCCCCCAAGAGTCCGTTTCAAGAGAACCTAATGGGTCTGGTGGGATTCGAACCCACAACTTCCAGGTTAAAAGCCCGTTACTCTACCGTTGAGTTACAGACCCATTAAAAGGTTTAAATTGTCAAGGTGCGTGGTGGTCTCTCAACCACCCTTTAAGAATACCACTGAATCGGTGAGGAATCAAGTGGTGTGTGCCAGACTTAGGACTGTCACAAGAAACAAAAAAGGGGAGGAAACTTTTGGTTTCTCTCCCCTTTATTTTTTGCTTTTATGATGGACTTACATATGTCCTACCATGTCCGCAAAAAGGGGAGTTCCCTCAATATGCCAATAGCGGCAATCAAGGACACTAAACTGTTTTGTGGGCATTGGGTAAGACATTGTTTTCGACCTAAGTGTTATTATTTATAAGACTTTTATTTTCAAAAAGTCAAACAGGCGTACCTGGATTCGAACCAGGGATAAGGCTTTAGAAGAGCCGTGTGATAATCCACTTCACCATACGCCCATAGTTTTACCGAAACAGGAATCGAACCTGCATCCCAAATCTTTTCAGAAGTGGCGACATACCGTTAGCCGCATTCGGTAAGAGACCCTCAGGTTTGTGCTTCACTTCATAATACTCAACTTATATAGAATTGTCAAGTATTACTTTCTTGAAGGATAGGCATAGAGGGTCGTGATGGATTATGCGTAATATACCTCAAGGATATAGCAGAGACATAACCTCTATCGTTAGACAAGGCAGGTGCGGTATCCCCATACGTTTCGGACGTGTCACTGGTTCCCATGCTCCTTTTACTTTCCTTACCTTATCACAGAGGTGATCAACCCTCTGACCTAAGAATTCTTAGGATTTGGTGGGTGGTCTCTCAACCACCCTTAAAGAATACCACAGGTGCAGAGCGGTGTCAACCCCCCTTCGCTTCCTTTCTGGCGTTCTTTTCTTCCGTGATTTCAGCACGGCGGGACTTGACCAGTTTAGCAATATCCTGCAGTGCCTTACGGGCGCGGGTGCCAGCAGCACTATTGCCATTAGCAAACTTTTCGTCTTCTACTTTCCATGCATCAAAGGCAGTCAGTAGTTCTTGTGATGTAGACATAATAATCTCCAAATAAAATAAGATATCTTTATATATATCACTTTTTATTTTCTTCTGGGCAATCAGGAACCCAAGGAGCACATAATCTCATTTCCCCACCTAATAATTTAGATTCTCCGGTTTGAAGTTCTGGATTAATAGGTCTTTCAATATATCTCGGAGAAGGTATTCTTACAACTCCATAATCACCTGTGGATCTTTCGTATTCATTAATTGCATCATCAACTTGTCTCTTTACACGATAATCAAGTAACTCAGGATCACCAATAATTCTACGATTCATTTGATCACGAATTTCTTTCATCAAATCATTTTCATTTGGAAGATCCCATTTAATAAATTTTTGAATCTCATAATAGAACTTCCAAATATCACTTTCAGTAATTCCACAACCTTTAAGATTAACTGCTAACCATAATATCATAGATGCAATAATCGCAGAAGCAATCGATTTTCTACCGAATAGATTTATCTTCATTTTCGTATTCTTGAATTGCTTCTGTAACGACTCTCTTAAGACGATAACCTAAAAGTTCTTCGTCTTTTATTATGTAGTCATTTAGAACATCTATTTTTAAAGACAGTTGCAATCTATCAACTAAATTAAAAACCTTTTCTTTTTCAACTCCAGGAAGAAAAGAAATTGCATCAATACTACCTTTAAGAAGTAATCCTAATTTTACATAGTGAAATATATCCTTCTTCTCTTTTCCATACTTAAATTCAAAGATATTATACTTGCTCATTCCAGAAGTCCTCTATTGCATCATCAAGAATCTGTTTAGTATCTAGATTCTTTTTTGGTTCTCTAAGTTTCTTGGTATCAAATGTTAAAGTAGGAGTTATTGATCCATCTTGATTTACTTCTATCTTTGCACCAAGAATAGTTCCTTTTGGTTGAATATTAATCTTATTATGCTTTTCTAATGAAAGAGTAAGTTCTTCTGTCTCTACCTTAAGAACTTGTGATCTTCCTAGAATGTCTACTACTTGTTTCTCGTTAGGTAGGTTTTCCATAAGATTCTTTATGGTATTAAAGCTTCTTAAACCGTATCATCAAACCCAACAAAGGTATTATACTCATATGTTGTAAGGTTGTCAAGTGTATTTATGAGTAGATACAAAAAAAGGGAGTTGTTATACTCCCCGTTTCTTTATCCTATTTCTGGAGCAACAAAGAAGTCATCCAGAATATATTGAATTGGATAATTAGGTCTTACATAATAAAATCCAGAATGATGATTAATAAAGGCATGAAGATCCTCATAGACCCCGACCTTATAACCCCTAGATGCTGATTGATGAAGAACTTTATTATTTCCCATATAAACACCAACATGCCATGTATCTCCGGGAAAACCCATAGCAACGATGTCTCCAATCTGTAGTAAATTAGGATTGAATTGAATTTTTCCTAAATTACGAACAGTATCAGCATAAGCAGTTACTTTAGAAACATCAACTCCAGATTCAGATAAAAATGTTTTTACTGCATTGGAGCAATTATTTCTATAACCATCATAATAATTAAATTTAGATTTTATTCTATTGTAAGTTAAGTAAAAATCAGGTTCAAGGATCTTTACTTCTTCTATAGCAAACATGGTTACACTAAAGTGTAACAAACTCTAGCAACACCTTGTCCAGATGAAGCAATTTTATTGAATGCCCCATAAGACAAATCAAGTGATCGACCTCCAACAAAAGGTCCTCGATCATTTACTCGCACAATTACAGATTTACCGTTCGATTGGTTAGTAACACGCAACCTAGTTCCAAAGGGAAGGTATCTGTGTGCTGTGGAATTGCCATAAGCATTGTATCTTTCACCATTAGCGGTGATTTGACCGTGATATCCATCACCAATTCCATAATGTGAAGCAAGTGAACATCCGCTTGCTGCTTTTGCTTGTATGGGTGCCAGACCAACAGAAGCAATAGCAAAAATTGAAAGTGTTTTAAAAAGCATTAATTTTAATAGAACTCTACATCCCAATAGAAGGGGGGTACACCCAACCTCTCGGAGGGCACCTTCCTGGGCTCTAATTTTCAAGTCAAAGACTCATAATAATTACCCTACTCATAATAGGGATTTTTTCATAATAAGTTAATATTTAGGATATGTCAAGTATGAGGATTACCGAACATCAATTTCCTGATCATCAGTCCAATCTTCATTCTCAAGGCAAAGATAGTCAAGTTCATCTACTCCTTCAGGAATGTTAATCCACTCATCAAATTCAGCAGCAAGTGCTTTTGCGTTACGATGGCGATCTGCTTCATGAAGAAGATCAATCTTTTTAATTGCCCAATCTCTTACCTGAGTAACATAAGGATTTTCAATCGTTGTGTCCAAAGTAGGTTCTTCCTCTTCAACGGTAACTTGGTCCTCCACTGGAGGTTGCTCATATTGTACAGCATCCTTCTCCTTTGTCAAGTGGTGAAGGAGTTTTCTAATTCCCTTAAAAAATTTCATAGAAGTTTTTACTATGTATTCATCCTACCACAAAAATCAGAACATACATAGACATATTAGAAATACTAATTAAATGACTTGGAAGTATAACTCTAAAGATTTTATAGAAGCACCTAAAGATATGGAAGGATTTGTTTACTTAATTACAAATCTTATTAGTGGTAAAAAGTATATTGGAAAGAAACACTTTTGGACAAGACAAAAAGATCGTAAAACAGGTAAAAGAAAAACTAAAGAAAGTGATTGGCAAAAATATTATGGTTCTTGTGATCAATTAATTGAAGACGTGAAAATTCTCGGAGAAGATAAGTTTCTCCGAGAAATACTTTACTTATGTCCTCATAAGAAATCTATGAGTTTTTATGAGACTATGGAACAGTTTAAAAGAGATGTAATTCTTAGAGAAGATTATTACAATACTAACGTTGAAGGTAAATTCTTTAGCAGTGAAGTAGAAAGAATTTATGAAATTGTCCTTAAAAGCTCAGAAGCTTCTTAGAGGTTACAACTTGTCTTCAACCGGAACAAACCTATTATAGCAATAAAAAAGGGGTCTTGTCAAGACCCCTCTAAGATATTATGATTTTGGCAAATATTCTGGATGATTCGCTTTTGCTTTGGTTGTTTTAATTTTTTCAATTCTTGCTTTAATTTTAGTTAAAGTTTTTTTATCATCTTCTGGGTGAAGAGTTGCAGAAGCTTCTATAATCTCTTCTCTCCATTCTTGGCTCATATTTGCCATAATTACAGTTGCTGCCTCTTCAGTATCAGCATAACCTTCATATAGAAGATGCTCTAAAACTACATCATAAAGATCAACAACTTTAGTTTCTTCAGTTAGATAATCCTCGGCAATTTCACCAACTTCATAATCACTAAATGATTCTAAGATTTCAAATGCTTCCTCAAATGACTCAGCATAACCTTCATTAATTAAATCTTCAAGAATCATTTCTGCAAGAATATCAAAATCTTCACCAAGTCTCTTTGAAAGTCTTGCATTTTGTGCAGCAGTCTGCATACCTCTTTGCTGCTGGGTAAGAGTCTTTCCAGACTTAGTTTTTCCTACTGGGGGAAGTGCTTTTCCTTTTGATCCCTCAGATCCTACTGAACCTCCACGAGAGGAAACACCACCACTGGATGCTGCTTCTTTTCTACCGACACCTTGCCCTCTGTATGGAGCACTTTTAATTTTTTCTTTAGCGGCAGTTTTTACTTGCTTACCAACAGTTTCCTTTCTGCCAGCACCTTCACCTCTATAAGGTTTTGCTTCTCTATCTGCCTTTGGAGTTTCTTTTGGTTCTACTTTTGAGGCAAGTCCACGAAGACCACCAGCAACTGCCTTTCTTCCTGACTTAATGAATCCCTTCAGTTTTTCCTTTGCAGCGGCGAGTTTGCCGCCGACCTTCTTAGCACCCTCCTTTGCCTTTTCACCCGCCTTAGAGACGCTTCTGGAGGCAGCAGAAGCAGCGGATGCAGCGGCACCCTTTACGTTCTCTGCTGCTCTCTTAGCAGAAGATTTGATTCTCTCTACTCTTTCTGCTCTTCTTGCTGATTTTCTAGCAGCAACTCTTTCCTTTGCTGCCATTACAGAACCCTGTCCTCTGGTTACTCTTGAACCACCAGATCTTGGACGATCTTCAGATGAAGTTACAGTTGCCTCACTAAGAACTTCATCAAGAACTTCAAAACACTCAGAAAGTTCTACACCTTCTGAGATAATTTCTTCCATTACTTGGTCAAGTTCAATATCAGAAAGTTCATCAATAAATGCAAAATCTTCTTCTACATTTTGATTTTTTAATTCGTCATTATAAACAGCAGAATATGCTTCGTAAAGATTAAAAGCGTTCATTTCTTAATTCTTATTTTACTTTTAGTTATTTATAAAAAAAGAGGGTCTCAGGGACCCTCTCTTATAATTATCCTTTTCTTATAGACCATCCATTTTTTCTTGGACCTTGCCTATTATACATAATCGCTGCTTGCATAGTTGCATAAGATATATTATTTTCTTTACAAAATTTTTTAAGTTCCCCAAATACCCTATATTCAATGCCTTCTGGTGAAGTTAAAATAAAAAGGACTGAAGTATGATTTTTTCTACCATTTTTATACGATAACTTTAATGCCTCACTCATTTTGGATAATATTTCTGGAGTATGCTTATTTCCATAATTTGGATTATTTTCCCCAGAAACTTTTGCAGATATTTTATTTCTACTTTTTTTAGTATGTTTTCTTCCGGTAAATCCCTTTGTTTTTTGACCTCCGGGTTTTCCTTCTCCTCCAAGATTTTGATTTAATAAAACGCCACCATCACATTTTCTTTTCCAAAGTGCGATATGTTTTATTTCAAGTTCTATTGCCTCTTCTTTAGTCAGTCCAGATTTAACAATCCATCTTCGTTCTCTTGGTGGCAATAAATCTGCACCATTACTTCTCAAATGTTTAGAATTAATTCTTTTTGGTCTTCCATATCCAACATAAAAGGGAGAACTAAAGTCCTCCCTCAAATAATAGTAAAGAATATAGTTATTCATATTAAAACTAAAGTGGGATTAATATTATCTATATAATACTCCACTTCAGTTTTAATGTCAATTAAAGTTTAAATCCACTAAAAGCATCCTTTTTCATATCTTGCTTGATGCCACCTACCAAATATGAAGTAATCTCCGTTTCCTGGGGTGCCACTTGAACAGATTTAGAATTAATCCAATGAGAAGTCCAAGGTAACGGATTATTATTCGCAGAAATATCATAAACTGGTTTAAGACCAATTGCTTTCATACGACGATTTGCAATCCACTCAACATATTGCTGAAGTAGTTTATCATTCAAACCAATCATCGAACCATCTTTGAACAGATAATCTGCCCAACGCTTTTCTTCGTTTACAGCACGATCAAACATTGCATAGACCCATTCTTCTTCCTCTTTTGCAATTTGTTGCATTTCAGGATCATCACCTTCTCTCCATTTGTTTAGAATGTTCTGAGTAAGTGCTAGATGTTGATTTTCGTCTCTTGCGATAAGAGATATAATCTTCGCAGATCCTTCCATGAGTTTGAGTTCACCAAAAGCGAAAGAACAAGCAAAACTAACGTAGAAGCGAATACCTTCAAGAATATTAACGTTTGCGATTGCTCTGTAGAGTTTTCTTTTAACATCGTTGAGATTTTCCTGTGCGTAAGTAACTCCTTCAAGTCGATGTCTCCATGATTCAGAAGTACCATAAGATTGTGCAGAATTAATGAAGTCATTATATGATTCTGTAACGCTCTCAGCACGTTCTAGAATACGCTCATCATGAATAATGGTATCAAATACCTCCGAAGGATCGGAATAAACATTTTTAATAATGTAAGTATATGAGCGAGAATGAATCATTTCCATAAACTCCCATACTGTCATACATGCTTCCAATTCAGGAAGAGAACAATAAGGAAGAAATGCCATACCGGGTCCACGACCCTGAACAGAATCAAGCATGATCTGATACTTTAAATTGGAAGTATAGATATGCTTTTGCTCTGGACGTAAAGTTTGATAATCCCCACGATCCTTCTGGAGGGAGACCTCCTCAGGTCTCCAAAAATAGCCAAGTTGCTGAGTTGTTAGTTTTTCAAAGATTGGATACTTATATGAGTCATATCTTTGAACTCCCAATGGTTGACCAAAAAACATTGGTTGCTTTTTAGTATTCACTTCTTCCGTATTAAAAACGGTCATTCCTTTAATCTTTTCTTCTGTTGTATTCATGAAATTGAACTGCATACTTTCCTCTTTGTTAAACATTAACTCAATTACTCATAAGGTATTTAAGATTATTAATTGTGATCAAATTTAAATAGTACAACTTTCACAACTTTCTTCATCAGAACTTATAATATCACTTAGAAGAGATTGAAGATCTTGTTTTTGTTCTTCTGGCACTTCATCGGTCTTAATATCATAAGTGTTCTGATAGTATGCTGTTTTATGACCCAGACGATAAGTTTCAAGCATATCATGTGCCATTACACTAACAGGAACTTCATTATCTGGATAGTTCTCTGGATTATAAGACCAGTTTGCGGAAATTGCTTGGTCAAAGAATTTTTGCATCACAGCAACAACATTAATATAACCACGATTGGACTCCATATCCCAAAGTAAAGTGTAATAGTTCTTAAGAGTTTGATATTGGGGAAC